TAGCAAGCCATGCGTTTGAAGACCCTTCCTCAGTAGCATTTGGCTCTCCTGCCGCTAACCATGCATACCAATCCATGCGACCGCCAGCCGCCCTATAATCATCAAATGCTTGCCGTTTGTCGGTTTTCTCTTCTGGCCACTGTGTCATTGGTTCCCCCTCTTCCTCCTCAAGTAATCTTCAAAGACGCTACCCCAATAGTCGGGTGTAGAAAGTCCCCATCCAACGGGGGCGCTCTTCTGGTTCGGCTGTGAAGTATTCGCTTGAGCAGGTCTCGGCTGCTTGTTAAACAACTGTCTGTCTCTCTGGTAATGGTAAGGGGAAGTATCCTGTACCCGTTCGTTTGGTGTTACGAAATCATTCATGCACCACCCCCCGTCTGAGGTGGGGCTGTCCCACTTTGCATATTCTGTTTTTCCGTCAACCACAGATTATACAAATCCTCCATTACAGTATCAGCCTCTTCGTGTCTGCCACTAGTCTCTAGAGCCTCGATAGCCCTTAACATCGCCATTTTAGGAGAGTGCTCTGCCATCTCAATAGCTGATAAATCGCTTATCCCCTTCGGGTCAGGTAGTTTGAGGAGATACTCATTTATGAAAGCCTCTGGTATCCCTTGTCGTTTAGCCATATCAGCCATTTGCCAAACATTGAAGTCAGTCCACGGAGTTCTGGCGGTGAACTCTACTTTAGTTAAATGAGGTTTTTTCAAGTCAACAGGAGTTACCTGTGTTTCAAAATATTTCTTCTTTTCCACCTGCTTGACATTGACTTTTATATTGCCGTCTATTAGCTGCTCTTCTATCAGGCGGCATATCTCGGCATAAAGATAATTGAGGTTCTTTAACTGCGGATTAAATACTTTATTCCCAGCTTCCTGCACTAAATTATAAAGAGTTCCAGACGGAGCAGGTGTGCCGACAGGTATATTGGGTAAAGTGGCCTTTTCTAACTGCTGATTTAGCCAGTTGAGCATCTGCACCACGGTTGGCGCAAGTTCCTTCATGGGTGCGGGTACAAGTTCATTATGCCCTTTGGGTAGATTAAGGACTGCCTCCGCCATATAAACAGTGCTTTGAAGTTGCTTGCCCTGCTCATCATAGTAATTTATAATAGGTTGCTTGGCTAACAAGTTGGCATGGGTAGCCGCTATTGACGCAAAGCGGTTGCGAGTCTTATTTATCTCCCTGGAAGGAGCGAAGATGCTGTCACCGTAGCCACTGTCCTCCATGCCGTTAACCATTGCTATTTGAGGTCTGGTTGCCACAGGCACGATAATTACAGGATGAGAGCGCATCGTGTATTTTTTAGGGTGCTTCACAAATAGATTGTTGCAGACAACGGCATTAACGAAATTCTTTTCCCCGTCATGCCTCCAGTAATTTATAACCTCGTTATCTTTTTCCTTTGCTGCGCTAAAATTCCACTCATCCTGGAGAGCGGCTCCAGAGCGGTATGTCTTAGAAGATGACCACAGCAGGCCGTCCCCACCAACGGCATAAGTCAGCCACCTGGGGTCTAAAGGGGTAATCTGAAATATAGCATCACCGCTTTTGGCTTTATACACCAGCACCTCTGCCCCCGCCCCACCTCTGACTATTGAATACCAGATTGACGCATCTCTAAGGGCAGGCATCAAGAGTTTTCTCAATCTCCTGTCTGCCATATCGAGAGCAAAATAAAGCAACCTCTCTAGTGCAGCTATGTCATCCCTTTTATCTTCCCCATCCTTTTCAGCCATGCGTATAATTATCTGCATCTCGGCATCGGAAAGAGTGGACTGCACCTGGTCTGCAAAAGTGCGCAGGTCATTGGAAACTACTTCAACCTCGTGGTCGTGCGTCCCCGATACAATCCGGTCTTTGGTCTCAGAGATAGAAGCCGATGACCTTGGCTTCAAATCCCATATATCAAAGTCGGAGTCCATGCGCTCATACGCAGTGTTAAAATCAGCCTCTTTTTCCTTTACTTTTTTGGTTATCTGGGCAGCATCTTCTTTGAAAGTAGTATCTTCCATATAATTACCTCATATTTAGTCAAAAACCACTTGACAAACTGCACTATTAGTGTATAATAAGAGTATGACCGAAATAAAAGTTTATTACTGTTTGCGATGTGAAAGTGAATTTACAAGCAAACAAAAACCAAAACCTAAAAGGTGTGGTAAGTGTAAATCACCCTACTGGGACAGAGAAAGAAAAAGGAGGTAAGGTGGATACTTCAGAGACTTATATAAAGATGTGTGATTGTCCTGAGATACAGAGACAAGGAACAAGGCCACGTAATTTAATTGATAACTCCGATTATGCTAGTATCTTAATAGGAGATGGTTCGTATAATAACCCCTTCCATAGGGTCTGGCTACCCCGACAAGACCAGTTACAGGAGATGCTATTAAAATACTGGTGGAGTGATGAGCAACCTGGAAATAATATATCTGTGATGTTACAGAAGTTTGATTGGTGGCTTAATGATACCTGTCCGAAATATCAAGCAATGGAACAACTCTGGTTAGCGTTTGTAATGAAGGAGAAGCATAATAAGATATGGGATGGTGAGAGGTGGAGTTAATGACAATAAGTAAATACTTCAGTTAGTAAATTCTTACGCCTGCAATATACATACTGGCCTCAACTACAGGCCCTATACTGTCCAGTTGGGAGGCAGCCAACATGAGACTTATCACCGTATCACCATGTGTCTTACCAACCGGCTCAGGGTACCCGTTTATCCACTGATATTCCATTAATTCCTGCACCTGGGGCTTGAACCGAGTGACTAAACTCCTGTTATTTATCCTTTCTACCAGTTTGACCGCTAATTCACGTTTGTTCGGTCTGGTTAAAGCCCATCCATACTTCTTTTCATTCATCATATAGAGATTGGGATACCCTAACTCTACTAATTTGTCAATTACAGCCCTGCCTATCCCGATGTTGTCCACTACCAGCAATGGGCTGAAGTATTCCCTGCATAACCTGTCACATTCAAACGCAAACGAGTCAGTCCCTACCTTGTTTGAGTAGATAACCGCTACTACTTCCGAACTTAATCCCCTCTTCCCTACAATACTCAGCACGGAATAATCTAAACCTACCCCCTCTCCAACATCTATACCAGCCGCATATTGTGTTCCGACTACAGGAGGACACAATATATGGATAAATCCCTCCCTTGTCTCACCATACCCAGCCTCATCCCACAGCGCAGTCAAAACATCTTCCTTAAAACAGGAAACGGCGGACAGGGGTTCAAGTGCTTCTTTTATAGTCTTGGGATAATTCCCTTTTACTACCCACGGTGACTCTTCATGCTCTTTCTCAATAGCTGCGTACCACTCCTCATCCCTACCAGGGCGAACATCATAGCCGTAAAAAAGCGCCTTAAAACCATTATCACCCCTACCTGGAATAACGAAGTCAATATTGCCATTATTGGAGGTTTTCCAGTGCTTCTTAAAGTAACTGTCTGGCTTAGTCTTATCTACCGTGGATACTGAAATGAGATGTCGCTCAGGACTATCAGCCACCGTTGCCCTGGTATGGCTTAAATTTACTTCGTAATACTCATGGAAATCGCTCTCGTCATGGATAACATCGCCAGCCGTCTCACCGATACCCGCCGTTTCAGTAGTAGGAAACGCCGTTATTACCGACCTCATCTCTTTGAACCCGAACTGTTTCTCGTTATCAGGTGATACCGTGTATGCCTTCATCCAATCAGGTAAATTGTTGTATATCACCTTGCTTTTAGAGAGGAGACTTATGGACTCTTTCTCTCCTTTTGACAGTTCAAGAACATTCCAGCCAGGTAATGTGTATATCCTCCATAAAGCGTAAGCCGCCAGTATCCAACTGATACCTATCTGCTTGCTCTTGATAAGGTCTATCAGATTACATACCCTTAATTGCTCGCAGAAGTCTACCAAGTGAGGCCAGAATACCCACTCCAACGCTAACTTACCAGGCTCCTGTATCTTTACATACTTTAAGAACTCACGGAAATCACAGTTTATCAGTTCCGCTTCTTTTACCTTTTCTTCTTTCGTCATT